TTGACGATCGCGAACGTCGAGGTGTCGGGATCGAAGGTCGGCTCGGCCGGAGTGACCTTGGTGGCGCCTGCCGCGGCCTGCTTGACGACCAGCGCGGATCGGATCTTGGTCAGAGCGCCGGACGACCGGGCCTCGATCAGGTACTTGTACTGGTTGTAGTCGATGTCGAAGTCGTCGAAGAACGACACCTCGCCACCGCGGTCCGCGCCGACCGTGTAGTCGACGAGGTTGACGATGATCCCGACCAGATCCGGTTCGTCCTCCATGACCTCGACGGTCACGACCTTGTCGACGCCCAGCTCGGCGGCCAGATCCGACGACGTGCGGTAGTACCGGCGGCCTTGCGTGTCGCGCGCCAGCAGCATCTGCGTCATCACGGGCAGCGTCGTGTAGAACGACGGGAGCCCGGAACCCTTGTAGAACCGCATGGACTCGAGGATCCGGTCCACCAGGTCCGTCTTGCGCAGGTCGCCGTCGACGTCGATGGTGATCGTCGCGGCGTAGAGATCGTCGTCGTTGAGGATCGAGCGGATGCCCGCTCCGTCCGTGGCGCCCTTCGGGTCACGGACCTTGTCCTCGTCATCGACGTCGCGACCGTCCCCGATGAGGATGGCCCTCGCGAGCTCCTCGTCGAGCATGAGACGCATCTCGGCCTTCAGCCACAGCACGACGTCGAAGTCGGTGATGTCGATGATGTCGTCACGGTCGAGACGCTGCTTCTTGTAGATCGTGCTCGGCGTGGTGATGCGCTTCATCAGGCCGAAGAACTCTTCCTTCTTCAGCGTGCCCTTGATGTAGCCCTTGGCCCGCGCCTCGGCGTGGGTGATGTCCGCGGTGATCGACTTGATTCGCGAGAACGGGCTCTTGCGGACCTTCCCGAGGACCTCGGTGACCCACTCGATGCGGCGTCGGTCGAACTCGGGGGTGTCGGTGATGGTCCGTGCGTCCGGGAACAGCGTGTCGATGTTCTCGATGCCGTGCTTGAAGGCGTAGTCTTCCACGGCCTCCTTCAACGAGCCGCGCTTGACCGCGTCGGCGGCGATGCCCTTCATCGCATCGTGCGAGAGCGTCGTACGGGGCGCGCCCTTTGCGGCCTCGTTCGCCGTCTCGAAGACGTTGCGTCCGCTCATTTCGTTTTCGTCCTTGTCCTCGTGGGTGACGACCTCCTCTTCGGAGGCGCTGGTCACTGTCTCGGTGCTGCTGTCGGCGGTGGCAGTGCTTTCCAGAGCCGCACCCACCATGTAGTGAACGACTTCCTGCTGTTCTGCGGACATCGACGCGTAGACATCCTGGACGGTCATATCGCCGTCCGTCTCGGTCTGCGTCTCGGTCTCGGTCTTGGTCTGCGTCTCGGTCGCCTTGTGCTCGACCGTTTCGTCTTCGGCATAGTCAAGCCCGAGGCCAGTGTAGATAATCGCCTCGTCGGAGATCGTCACGATCTCGCCGTCGGAATGCGCGATCTCGATATTGTCGATCAGGGCGCCCGGATTGGCTCCGGCCAAGACCAACGAGACCTCACGGATAACTCCGTGCGAGACCTGCTTGGACCGCTCAACGAGCGAGTTGGCGAAGATCGACAGCGCCGAGATGTCTTCGTGCTCCACCAGCGTCTTGGCGTTCTTCCCCTGCGCGGTCTGATTGAAGAATCCGAAAATATACGGACCCTCGAAGCGATGCTCGATAATGCCATGGCCCAGAACGTTCTCGGGCGAGTTGTGCCCGTGAGCCCAGACCAACGGCAACCGATCTCCGTCCTGGCCCTCGAAGGCTCCGGGAAGGATGGTTCGGCCGTCTGAGCACTTCAGACCGTACTTTGATGCCCAGCCACTGAAATCGGGCTTGACCGCGATGGCCGAGTGCATCAAGCTGTTCTCCGGCGAAGAGTCACCGAAGTCCAGTCGACGGGATTCTTCTCCCATTTTGACTGTTCCTTTCGTCATTTGGACCTTCGGCGCTCTTAGAGCGCAGCTAGCTTTTGTTTGGCGACTGCGATCTGTCCTTTGACCCGGGTAGCGATAGTCTTGAGTTCGGAAATCTTTTCGCTATTCGATCCGGACTTCTTCTTATCGCTGCCAGCCTTATCGCTGTCTTTCTTCGCCTTAGACTTCAGTTCTTGCTTATGCTTGTCACGATACTTTTCGCTTTCGCGAGCCGCTTTGGCCTTTTCAGCAGCGGTCTTCGGCTTTTCCCGCTCCTTAGAAGCACGTTCCTTCTTGGCTTTCGACTTTCGATCCTCTTGGGCTGCTTCATGTCGAAGCTCTCGAATCTTGGCTTCGAGTCGCTGAAGCTTCTTGTCAAGCGATTGGATGCTTGCGGCCAGTTCTTTCTTCTGTTTGGCCTTGGCGTTCTGCTGAATTTCCTCGATCGTCTTACCGGTGCGGGGATCAATCGAAGACGGCAAACGGCCACGTTTGTTACCCATCGTCTTCGGGTTCCAGCGTGGGTCGTCCTCTGTAATCCTGCCCGGCTTTCGGCCCTTGAGCTTCTTGTGCTTCTCGTAGTAATCGTGAGCCTTGCGCGGATCGTAATCCGCCATAAGGTGCTGAAGTTCGAGTTCAGTGGGAGTTCGTAGCATTACGTACCCGCCAAAGCAGCATCGATTTCAGCGCTAGACGCAGCGAGATCGCCGATCATGTTATCGACTTCCGGATCAGCTGGTTGTGCTTCTACCGGAGGATTGACATCAACTCCGGTATCCCCTTGTGGCATGTTGGCGTTGATCAGCATGTCGGCCTTCGGCTCTTGCGAAGGCTTCATCCCGATAGCCTGACGGATCTCGTTGGACGAGGTGATTTCGTTACGAGTGAACTTATCGGCGATGTCAGCGATACCGCCTTCGCCGCCAATGGGGACAAACTTGAATGGATCCCGGAAGTACATGATCGATTGGCCCTGCGTACGAGCGGTTTTGGTAAGAAAGCTTCGAATCATCGCTTCGACAATCGAATCCAGAATCGGTTCGATCGTTCGAGCGTAGTAATTCAGCATAACCTTCTCATCGGCCGTGCCGTTCATAATTTCAGGCGTAAGACCCAGTTCACCGTAGAGCTGTGTCTTGAGCTCCTGAATTTGCGGCAACAAATTGTTTTCAACCGCGCGATTGAGCTGGACAATCTTCTCGGTGCCATCGGTGTAGGCGATGCCGTACTGACTGCCCTTCAACTGAAATTCGATATCTTTACGGCGCTGATCGGCCTTTTCCCGTTGGGCTTCAGACTTAATAACATACGGAAGCTGGATGATCAGATCAAGCTTGCCTGAAGCCGTCTGAGCATCTACAGTATCCAAAAGATTTAGTTTGACAATAAGTCGTTGAAGCGTCGAATTCGGTTCGTTCATCACCGAATACAATGGGTTTTCGACGATCGCTACCATTTTCTTCGGTAGCGTAAGCTCTTCACGCTGCCCGCGAGTTTCGTTGTAGACCGACACTCGAACGTGTTTGGGAAACCACGCCACGGCTCGCCCGATCCGCAGAGTTTTGATATCGAACCCACCCGATTCCTCGGGCGACAATGTGGTGTCTACCGGAACGATAACTCCGACACCTTCGTCCAGGATGGACATGGCCAGATCTTGCCGAAAGGCTCGAGGCCCCTGATCGACATTGGCTTCCACCGTCAGACAGTTGTCAAGCCCGCTGTCGATGTCTTCCAAGTACCTATTTTGATCATCCAAGCGAACGTGCCGCATGGGCACCGCCGCCACGTCGATGCCAATTCGAGTATAAATCGAGGAGATGATCGATCGTTCATTCGAAAAGTGAGGACGAATGCGATCCGGGCGTCCGCCGACATAAGATCCGCCTCCGCCGAAAACATCAAACGGGCGTTCTTTTACGCTGTCACTGTCAACGAACGCATTCCAGGCGTGTTGCAATCTGTCCTTAAGGCCCATCAATCACCTCCTTTCTAGGTAAACTGCTTGATCAGTTCCGGCCCACCCCTAGCGACAGAGAAATCGCTGAACTCGCCCGTGGTTTTATCGACCGAGAAGAATGGATCGAGGGTGCCTTCGGCTGGATCAGGCCCATGGATCAGGAAAATGAAGGCATTGCCGTATGTGGCCGACTTCACGAACTTGCTTCCGGGGGCCATATAGCGCATGGCGATCTTTAGCGCTTCAGCTTCGGTCATTACTTACTCCCGACATTAGTCGCCCAACGCGAAAGGAAGTTGAGATCCAAATCTGCATTGTCCAACCGCGTGATTTCGGCGCCTTTAAACGGGCCCCACTTATCCTCGACCGCCTTGTATAGATCGTGGTAAGTACCTTTCTGGCTATCGAAAACGTGCGGCTTACCGTCCACAATCTCGTACGCCATACTATGCCCGAAGAGAGGAAACTTGAAAACCACTTCGCCACGCGCGCCATTTGGCTGCTTGGCGAGTTCTTCAAAGACGCGCTTGGAACCAAACTTTGACGTTATACCGTCCGGACCACCCGTATCCAACTTATCCAAAATAATCTTGGTTAGCGGATTCGTTCTCTTATCCCCCCGAGCAACCGCGCTTCTGCCCTTATCCACAATCGACTCCGACATAGACAGATTACGATAGAGATTCCTGCTTCCCGGAGTGACCGCATTGATGACCCCAGATTCGCTCTGTCCCCATCCTACCGCCGAAGTAGTCGCATGTACGTCAAACCCTCGACGACGAAGTTCGTATGCGAAAGTAGAGCGACGACAATTCATCTGGCCGCCTGGAGTTGAATATCCAGGATTGACCGGTTTCACGACCTTGCTCAAGAGGTCGGACGCGCTCATCTTCCCGCTGAGCCCCTTATTCACCCGGAACGGTGCACTTTGACCCTGAAGACGTGCTTGAGCAAGAAGCCTATACGAATTGATCGCTCCAGACTGTTGCCCCCGAGATACCGCAACGTAGGCGACAATCGCGGATACAGCTACAGCGCCGACGATAACCTTCTTTTGCTTAGAGGTCAGCTTACCCTTCTTGACCGCTTCTGCATCTGTCAACGCTTGTTGTTGCGCTTTATCGAGCTGTTTTATAGACTGTCTATTGACATGCCGGGTGTAAGCGTGCTGTTGAGATTCGCCGAGCTTCTCATTCTCAAGCTTTAGTTCGGAGATCTGAGTGTTCATGACGTCAGAACGCTTCAGGAACTTGTCTACGCGCTGCTGTTTTTTCTCCGACAAGACAGGCTTCGACGTAGACTCGGGCGTACTTGGGTTAATACGACCCGCTGGATCTCGCCCAACCGGCTCGTCTTCGTTTCGAACCCCCCAGCGCATACCTTTCTTACCATAATGCGTCAACGCCTCTTCGGGAGACGCGAAGGTTTGGTGTATCATCAACGTCTCCTTTCTGCGCATCGTTATATCACCATCGGAAAACGTCGATGAACCGCTAGGACAGCTGCTTCTCCCGCCGCCTTGTCAATACCCTCGTATTCAAACTGAATAAGGCCGTTAGCAACATAAATTATACCGTCACTTCCAGCCGACTTGTTTATCCTTACCACAGGCTCAACGTACGGATCAATACTTGATCCATTTTGGAACGAAGAATAGGCAAACCCCCACCGATTGGGAAAAAATCCCGGAGGCCCAGGCGGAGGGTCGATCGTAATCGTCTCAGTTTCGGGATTGGTTATGAGTTTAGATTGAAGACCGGCTGTACCTACTCGAGCCGCACTAACCCCTATTCGCAACGAGGTTACTTTTACGGTCATATAGTCTAGGTTCATACCAGGGTACTGGTTGTGAACCGCTTCCCACTGAAAAGACTCATATCGAAAATCAGCGGTGACAACGGAGAAAGGCACCGGATTGGATATCATTTGCGTTGCTTGATCTTGTGGAAATTCTGGGGGTACCTGGCCCCTATTTTTGTATTTCCACCAATACTGTCCATCGAAGGGCGGATTCCCAGCCCCGTCTTTCCAATCTGCGCCCACGGCCTCATCCGCCAGTGGAATACTAGTCTGTATGTAACCCGCCACCCCAGGCCAAGAATTGTTCTCAGTACTGGTATCGTCGTTGAGCGCGAGATCGTCTATATAAATCTCCCGGCCACTGGCACGTGCTGCGATAGGATTGATAATTCCGAAACGAACCTGGTTACCCGGATAGTTCAATGCGTTGGTAGTGACAATATTATCTACTTCAACGCCATTCACCCGCAAAATGACATGACGCTGAGTAGTATGATCACACCAAATACCAATTTCAAAGCAAACCCATCTATAAGAGGGTACGTACGCCAATGATGGACCAGCGACTGAATCGCGATGCAATGTGTAATCTGAGGCTATGACAAAATTTTGCACCGGCACGGTATCGTGATACAGCGCAAAAATAATTTCGCTACCGTTCTCGGGGGCGACCGGGAGCATCCAAGCTCGGGCATAGTACCACCGACCAGGTACATTGGTCCATTTGGCACCCAGATAGGTACCCCCACTGATATCGACCTGTCCACCTTCGATACCAATGTCACCCACATTCCAAGCGTTATACGACGAATGATATTCCGGGCGTGGGGATTGATGGCAATCGCCAGCTACAAGGAGCTCAGGACCCAAGAAACGATCGCTGCCGCCTGTCATCGCCAGTCGACTCATACGGTCGGCTCGATCGTATGCTCGATGATAAGCGTCACGCCGAGATCGGTAGGATCCCCTACTGGATTAGCGAAGGTAAGATCCAACGCATCGCCGTCAAAGACATCCTGACCGTAAGAGGCATACGATTTGAAGGTGGTCACAGTAATGGGCGAATCAATCACTGTACCGTTTCGCCGCACAGACACATCTACACTGGTACCGGAATCCAAACGAGCGATAATACCGATCAATCGTGAAGTTTGTTTCAAAGCTCCAGTAACGTAAAAATCCGGAACCACAAAGGTAGGCGCGACCGGACCTGCCACCATAAATCCATGGGAGGTTCGGTAAATAATCGTAGCCATTTCGTCTAGTTCGTCTCCCGTCTCGGTTGGAACGATCTTTGTGAACCCGCGTGGCCAAACTTGGCCTACGGTGGGAACCGGTGTGTCAATGGCTATAAGCCCCTCGTTGGCTTTGTTTCCCGAAATCATCAAAAGCTTGGGATACTCCGCAACCTCTCCATCGGGAATTTTCACTCCAGATGGCGCCACTCCGGATAGAGCGAAAGCAATCACCGCGGAAGTCTCAGATGCGTTGACACCAACATCGACCTGACTCAAGGGGAACGCTTCCGCATTTTGCGGGTTAGCGTGAAAAATGGCCAGCTTTAGAAACGTGGTCGGCTCTGACTGATCAAACACCGAAACAAGTTGGCCCACTCCCGGGGTAAGAATTCGCCCAGATGCGTCGCCGTCAATCGCCACGCAATGAATGGGCAGCGTATCGTAGCCCCCCGGAGCATACAAATCCGATACGCCAGAAATCACGGTGTTTGCCGTGTTTACCCTCATAGAACGGGAATGAAATAGCACATCTCTATACGGCGCCACCAAGGAGAGATACGCCGTATTAGCAGTCGCGATAGGGATAGTCCAACTAGCCGGATCACTAGCCGT